GTTCTTTCAATTCTTAGAGTTAATACAGATGGTACTATTAGCATCCGTGATGGTCTTAATCTTAACCGAGGTTCTACTACTTATGTCGTTAATGGAACGGATCAAATTCAAATCGCATTCGGCATTTCTGGTGGTTTGGTTCGACTTCGTATCTACGATTTACAAGGTAATTTAATTGAACCAGAAATTAATGGTACTTTTACTGATACAGGTTTTGCACCATCATTGGTTAATGTTGGAATTCTTTCTTCACCAACTACCAATCCTTATGTCATTGATCTAGATGAAATCGGTTATAATACTGCTAAAGAAATTACTCCGCTAGCAATTGGTGGTGTAACTTATAATGGCATTGCTACGTTCTCGTCTCAGTCGTCTTTGACGGTCAATGGCAGAGTAAAGAAGGTTGCTGCTGCTTCGTTCTCGTCGCAAACGTCTTTGACGGGGAATGGTAGAGTAAAGAAAGTTGCTGTTGCTTCATTCTCATCACAAACATCTTTGACGGCCAACTGTAGAGTAAAGAAGGTTGCTGCTGTCTCATTCTCAGCTCAGTCGTCTTTGACTGCTAACAGTAAGAGAAAGGCAGTTGCTGCTGTCTCATTCTCGGCTCAGTCGTCTTTGACTGCTAATGGGACTAAACGAGTTCAAGGTACTGTAACCTTTACATCTCAGTCATCTCTTACTGTCAATGGTAAGAGGAAGGCTGTTGCTGCTGCCTCATTCTCGTCACAAACATCTTTGACTATCAATGGTATTAGAAGAGCCCAAGGCATTGCTTCGTTCTCTTCTATTGCCTCTATGACGACTAATGGGACAAAAAAGGTATTTGGGTATGCTGCACTATCTAGTGAATCATCACTTACTGTTAACGGCAAGAGAAAGGCCATTGCTACTGCCTCATTCTCTGGTCAATCGTCTTTGACTGCAGTTGGATCTAAACGCTTCAATGGCATTGTAGTCTTTACGTCTCAATCGTCTATGACAGTTAATGGCAAGAGAAAGGCCATTGCTGTCGCTTCATTCTCGGGTCAATCGTCTTTGACTGCTAATGGCATTAAGCGCTTCAATGGCATTATTACATTCTCGGCTCAGTCATCCTTGATGGTTAGCGGATCAAGGAAGGCAGTTGCGTCTGCATCTCTGACTGCCCAGTCATCTTTGATAGTCAATGGTACTAGGCGAGCCCACGGCATTGCTTCATTCTCTTCTGAAGCATCTATGACGACTAATAGTACGAAAAAGGTTCGAGGTTATGCTGCGTTCTCGAGTGAAACGTCTCTTACGGCTAACGGCAAGAGAAAGACTTTTGCATCTGCATCTCTGACTGCTCAATCGTCTTTGGCAGGAAAAGGAACCAAGCGCTTTAGTGGCGTTGTAGTCTTTACGTCACAGTCGTCTATGACAGTCAATGGCAAGAGAAAGGCTATTGCCTCTACATCATTCAGTGCTCAGTCATCTATGACAGTTAATGGCACTAAACGTTTCAATGGCATTGTTGTATTCTCTGCTCAGTCATCTCTTGTTATCAATGGCAAGAGGAAGGCCGTTGCTTCTACATCTCTGACTGCCCAGTCATCTATGACGATTAATAGTACTAGGAGAGCTCAAGGTATTGCTTCATTCTCGTCCGAAGGATCTATGACGACAAATGGGGTTAGTACCATTCGTGGGTATGTGGCTCTTTCTAGTGAATCATCTCTGACAGTCAATGGCAAGAGGAAGGCCGTTGCATCTGCATCTTTGACTGCCCAGTCATCTATGACGGTTAATGGCAAGAGGAAAGCACTTGCCTCTGCATCACTGACTGCTCAATCGTCCATGACACCCAAGGGAACTAAGCGTTTTAATGGCATTACTACTTTCTCAGCACAGTCGTCTATGACGACTAACGGCAAGAGAAAGGCAGTTGCTTCCATATCTTTGACTGCTCAGTCATCTATAGTAGCCAAGGGTACTAAACGCTTTAATGGCATTGTCTCATTCTCGTCTCAGTCATCTATGACAAGTAATGGTAAGAGGAAGACCTTTGGTGTAGCTCATTTTACTTCTGAAGGTATTCTATCAACCACTGGTGTTAATACACTACGAGGTTACTGTACACTAAGTGGTCAATCATCTTTGACGGTTAATGGTAAGAGAAAGGCAGTTGCTTCTGCCACTCTTTCAAGTCAAACGGTATTAATGGCTAATGGTACAAGAAAGACTTTTGCTTCTACCTCATTGTCTGCTCAGACATCTTTGACTGCTTATGCTAAGAGAAAAGCAGTTGCCTCTACCTCATTGTCTGCTCAATCATCTATGATGGTCAATGGCAAGAGAAAGGCAATTGCTTCTATCTCATTGTCTGCTCAATCGTTCTTTACTGTTAATGGTACAAAAAAGGTGCTTGGCTCGAGTGAACTATCAGGCCAAAGCACAATGATAGCAACCGGGACCGAAATCTTAGCAAGCATAGGTGCCTTTGGTATTTTGATATCTTAATTGAAAGGAGGTTGCATGAATACAAAGCTTGATAAATTCTTTACTGATCAAGGCCTCCGGCCAATGGGGACTCTAATTCACTTCGGCATCAAAGGGCAGAAGTGGGGCTTTCGACGTTCAGATGCTCAACTTGCTGGCGGAAAGACTGGAACCACAGTAACCGGCGTCAAGGTTGCAACTGATGCTTCTGGTAAGATTATCTCTACCAAAGGCGGATCGCTTACTGCTCGACTAGATGCACGAGGTATGAACATCAAGAACGTACCACTTGAGAATGCTGATGCTACTCGTGCGCGCACGACCATGGCAACGATCAAGAAGACTAAGAGTCTTGCTGCTATTAGTGATTCTGACTTGAACCATCTAGTAAATAGATTAGGACTTGAGAAAAGGTATGCTGACGTCACTAAGACCAAAAATCCTGTTGCAACGACTCATAAAACTATAAAGACACTTCTTGGCGTTGGCAAAACCATGAATGAAGCTGTCAACTTTGCAAGAAGCCCTACTGGTCGGCTTTTATCTTCAAAGGTAGGTTTGAATAAAGCTACTGGTCTGGCTGACCAAGCACAGCATTTGGTCGATCTAGCTGAAGCAAATCGTCCGACAAAGAAGTGAAGGGAGTTGACCGTGGCACTATCGAATACAGCAGTGCCTATTTACTACGGTCGATTTCGTGAAAAAGTTCTCGCTGGCGAAATTCCGGTGTGTAAAGAGATCTCTCTTGAGATGAACCGGATCGATGCCCTTATCGAAGATCCTATGGTCTATTACGACGATCAGGCAGTAAACGGGTTTGTTGCTTATTGTGAGAATGAACTAACGCTTACTGATGGTACAGAACTTCACTTGCTTGACTCATTCAAACTTTGGGCTGAGCAAATTTTCGGATGGTTCTATTTCATCGATCGGCAGATCTGGCAACCGGCTACAGAAATTCATAAAAGCGGGTTCATTACCAAGACTGTTAAGAAACGATTGGTAACTAAGCAGTACATTATTACGGCTCGTGGTTCTGCAAAGTCGATGTATGCTTCATGTGTTCAAAGTTATTTCTTGAACATCGATACTGAGACGACTCATCAAATCACAACAGCCCCAACAATGAAGCAGGCTGAAGAAGTAATGGGTCCAATGCGGACTTCTATTACTAGGTCTCCAGGACCACTATTTCAGTTTCTTACTGAAGGATCCATTCAGAATACTACTGGATCAAAAGCAGATCGAGTCAAACTTGCTTCTACCAAGAAGGGCATTGAGAACTTCTTAACTGGTTCTTTGCTTGAGATTCGGCCGATGGCCATCAACAAGCTTCAAGGCCTTCGACCAAAAGTTTCCACGGTTGATGAATGGCTATCAGGAGATCTTCGAGAAGATGTTGTTGGTTCGATCGAACAAGGTGCTTCAAAGCTAGATGACTTTCTGATTATTGCTATTAGTTCAGAGGGTACTGTACGTAATGGCTCAGGCGATACTATTAAGATGGAACTTGCTGATATTCTTAAAGGCGAATATCTGGCTCCTCATGTATCGATCTGGCATTACAAGTTGGATAGTGTAGAAGAAGTAGCTGATCCATCAATGTGGATCAAAGCCAATCCTAACATTGGTTTAACAGTAACCTATGAGACGTATGCTTTGGATGTTGAGCGCGCGGAGAAGGCTCCTGCTGCTCGAAACGATATTCTTGCTAAGCGCTTCGGGCTTCCAATGGAAGGCTATACTTACTTCTTTACATATGAGGAAACTCTGCCCATCGAGAAGAGACTCGATTTTCGTGGGTTGCCTTGTGCTATGGGTGCAGACCTCAGCCAAGGTGATGACTTCTGTGCATTCACTTTCCTATTCCCATTGAGAGATGGGGCATTTGGTGTGAAGACACGGAGTTACATTACAGAAAATACACTTAATAATCTGCCTAGTGCTCTTCGATTTAAGTATGACCAGTTCCGAGAGGAAGGGTCTCTACATATCATCGATACTACTGTATTAGACATGATAGATGTGTATGAGGACCTGGACAACCATATTCTTCTAATGACTTATGATGTTCGATCGTTCGGGTTTGACCCGTATAATGCCAAAGAGTTTACAACTCGTTGGGAAATTGAGAATG